GCGTTCAGCGCCATCGACTTCCAGTCCAGCCCCATCTCAAGGATCATCGGGCGGTGAGCATTGCCAAGCCCGGTGTGACGCTCCTCAAAATCTTTCTTCAGGCGCTCATAAGCCTGATCCGACAGCGTCTGTTCTGTACGCAACACACCGGACGTCACCGCACCATTGCTGAACAGTCTGGCCCCGTGCTCTTCGGTCGCTGCTGCCAGCGATATTGCCTCGCGGGCATAGGCGACGGGATTCAGTCCCACCAGACCGTCCAGCGTCAGCGTGCGCACATGCCAGATATCTTCCTGGCTCAGTACATCCGTGGAACCGTCCGGGAATGTAACCTGATAGACCGGCTCCCAGCGACTGTTAAGCTTCGGTACCACACAACCGGGATCGACGGGCAGCAGTTCAGCCACTTCGCCAAATGCTTTCACTTTGTAGGCGTAAAAGTTTCCCTTCAGGCACAGACAGGTGACCACCAGCTCCCAGAACTCCTGCGGCGTCATATAGCCATTGGGATGCATGGAGATCAGCTTATGCAGACGTTCGCCGGTGGCCCTCTGTTTCAGGCTGCCGTTCAGGTGATACAGATTGCAGGGCAACATCCCGACCGACTCTGCCAGCACTCTGACGCAGGAAAAAACCGCCGTCAGTCGCATGGCTCGCTGACTGCTGATCTGCTTTCCGGTATAGGTGTCGTAAGACAACCCGATGGCATCCGCCAGCTCTGCTGGCGTGGTCACCGGCGCGTCACTTTTTCGTTGAAATAATCCCGAAAAGAACACTATTTACCTCCGCCGACAGACGGCTGTGTACGGTCGAGATATCGCGCCACCAGCCACGACCAGAACAGGCACAGCACCCCGGCAACAACAAAACCCGCCGGGGGATAAATCAGCCAGGCACCATACGCCAGCAAAAGCGCACCCAGCACGCCCACCAGTGGCGCGAGAATTATCAGAAACATAATGACCTCGGTTAAAGCGAGCGGATGCCCACGCTGACCAGATGTTCAGACAGATCCGGCTCCGGTTCACCACCATTGACCAGCATCCGGCTCATCGCTGTAAACATCGCAACAGGGCCGTCGATTTTGGCTTCCGGCGTGGATTTATTCGGGAAGATATTGTCGTTTTTGTCCGGTTTTACCGTAACGTTAGACATCATCCAGTTCATGACCGGATGATTGCTGTGATGGAAACGTCCGGCATAGACCAGTGATTCCGTTTCCTTCATGGCCTCTGACAGATTGCGAACCGTCTGCGGAACCTCCACCAGCGGTATCCCTTCTTCAGCCAGTGCCAGGCTGAACTGCATCGCGCTCCACGGGTCAAATCCCAGTTCCCTGAGGTTTTCACCACCAATCCATTCCAGTAAGTCACTTTTTATCTGAGCATGATCGATAACATCACCATCCGTCAGAATCAGCTTATCCATCTCCGCCCACTTCCGGTAAAGTTCTGCCTGCTGCCGCGAGCATCGTTCCAGCCGTCCTTCCGGGAGCCAGAATTTAAAATCGGCATGAACATGCCCGTTATCCGTTCGCCAGAGTTTTGCCGCCGCACAGATATCAATCTTATGAGCAAGGTCAACGCCGACCCACATGGGATACGTTTTCAGCTCATGTCGTGGGGCAATGTATTCGCATTTCTCCCACTTAATCATGTCCATCCAGGCAGACTCGGCAGTGACCCACACATTCATGTGTTTGGTAAAAAAATTCACCCGCGCTGAAACCTGTTCCTTCGCTTTTTTCGCCAGACGACGCAGATCATCCCAGCGTTTACAGATGCCCAGGCCCGGATTCGCTTTCTGCCAGACCGTTTCATCAAACGGATCATCTCCCTCATCGAGCGTGTAAATAATCGCAAAGTAGGAGTCGTCTTTTACCGCGCCCTCCACGTCACTGTTATAGCCTCGCAATACCTTGATGGCGTAATCGCGTTGCTCGTAACAAATCCCTTCCTTGTTAAAGCCCGCCGTGGTGATACCAAATAACAGGGACTGCAGACGGGCACCGGTTGCCGTTTCCAGAACGTCCCACACGTCGCGGGTTTTATGTGCATGCAGCTCATCAATAATGGCGCAGTGGATGTTCAGACCGTCCAGGTTGTTTGCATCCGAGGAAAGCGGTTCAAATTTTGATGCGCTCTGCTCCTGGTAAATCGCCAGCTTGTTGAAATCAAACAACCGCCCGAGTGTCGACCGGGCTTTTCTGACCATATTTTTGGCGTCTTCAAACACGATTCTGGCCTGGTCACGCGTGGTTGCGGCTGAATACACCTCAGCACCGCCTTCACCATCTGCCCCCGTCATATAAAGACCGATACCCGATGACAGGGTTGATTTTGCGTTTTTACGGGCGACTTCGTTGTACGCCGTCCGGAACCGGCGCACCATCACCGGGCGTCCGCTGCCATCGCTGCGCATGACAACTTCCCCGGTCTCTTCATTCACCAGCGGAATGACAAAACCAAAAATATTAATGAGGATAAAAACATGCCAGTCCATCAACTCAATGGGCTGACCTGCCAGCGCCCCTTTTACATGGGGCACAAATTTGTAGAAATTCAGGATGTGCTGCGCACGGGGTTCACTGAAATAAATCCCCCGCTCTTCGCCGTACTTCAGATCATCAAGAAAACGCTGGCAGGCCAGACGGACAAATTCGCCAGCGACAATTTCTCCTGCAACAACACGTTCGGCGTAGCGGATCCCGTCAGCCACTTTTGCCATCAGTCTCTCGCTTTTAAAAGCTCCGCCAGCGGATCAACATCATCCGGTCCGGTGGTATTTACTTTCGCCCGGCTTGCCGGTGACATACCAAACTCTGCAAGCATCGCCCGGATCCGCTTCCAGGCATCCGCTTTCATTGCCGCCGCGGGGTGCGCCTTAATCAGTACATCACCACTCTGCGTTTCCGTGCGATAGGTATACCCCTCAACATCCAGTGTTTCGCAGTGATGCCGATATTCGGTGTAGGCTTCCACCAGTAACTCGAGCGCACGCGCATCAAGCTGAGAAATGATCCCTTCCGCATTCAGCTCTTCCGCCATTCGCCTGAACCAGTACTTCCCCTGTGCCCCTAAATGCTGCGGAATTTTAGGAAGACCTTTTTCATCCTTTTTAGCGGTTTTTTTGGGGTCTTTAACGGGGCGCTTTGAGGGGTTGCCTCGTATCAAATGCAGGCGTGGCGGGGTTTTCGGGGGTCCTGACATAATCGGTCTTACCTATCAATCGTTTGTTCACATTTCCAAAAAAGTTTTCGAACCTGCGGCGATGCGAGGAAAGGTCAGGCGGCGGTCCTGAGCAGCCTGGGTTGCAGAGATTTGACCCGCCCCTCCCCCACAGATGAGAACAGTTATCAGTTGATGCGTTCGCGCGCTGTTTTTGCTTTATGGCAGGACCAGCACAGACTCTGCAGGTTACTGTCTGCATCCGTGCCACCATGAGCTTTCGGAATGATGTGGTCCACAGTTCTGGCTTCAACGGCTCTCCCATTGCGCAGGCAGTTCTGACACAGATGATTATCACGCTTCAGTATGCGCGCACGTATGGTATCCCATTTCGAACCATATCCACGCTGGTGGCGGCTCAGTCCGCGTTGATGCTGTACCCATCCTTCGCCACGATGTGTATCACAGTAACCAGAACTGTCTGTGGTTGTATCTGCACATCCACGCTTACGACAGGCGCGTGGGATTCGTGATGGCATGGAATTTCGTTCTCCGGCTATTAAAGCGCTTGTCCCTCGGGGAGGATACAGATCACCCCCAACCCCGCAGCCACGGCGTACTGATTATGTTCATCGACAAGATTTATTGTGCTATCAAGTAACTCACGACAGTGGCTTACATTCGTTTCAATGCTCAACACCAGTGAATAAGCACTATTCAACTCCTGACCTGATAAGAACGGAGAATCAGCAGAAACAATTTCCGATTTTATTTTTCGCAGAGCGCAAAGATTTTCTTCAATGCATTTTCTCAGGACAACGCAACGCCCAATCGCCTCATAGTTTTGCTCAGACATTTCACCCACCTGTTTCAAAAGTACTCTACTTAATGCACTGATCGCGGATATATTCCTGCAATCCCCTGATCATTTTTTCGCTGGTTGCAGCTCGCTCTCTGAGGATGAAATAATCCCGTTGAGCGGAGTCAGTAAGTCCGGGGCTGGCTGCATCATCCACGCCGGAGGAGGCGGTGGCTTCACGCACGGCTGGACAGACTGCTCTGATGCGCAACCGACGACGACCAGCGGCAATATCATCACGCAGAGCATCATTTTCAGCTTTCGCATCAGCTAATTCCTTTGAATATTTTGCATCGAGTGCAGCAACGTCACGCTGGCGCACCTGCATATCAGTAATGATCGCCTCTGCCAGTTTCAGCTCTCTGGCATTGTCATCGCGTTGTGTTTTGTAGGTAATGGCGTTATCGCGGTAATGCTCTGTTGCCAGCCACAGAGCACTACAGACCATCAGCAGGACAATAATCACGCCATACAGAATTCGGTTCATTTCACCACCAGCGTATCTGACCGATGAAATAACCGGAGCCCATAACCACAAACACCAGCCAGATAAGGATGAACTTCCAGATGGATAATTTTTCAGCCATCACTCGAATCTCCAGAATCAGTTTGCTAAAATCAAACACGTTTTCTCCTTTAGCTTTCCCATGGGCAGAAAACAAAACCCCGCTTGCTGCCAACAAACGGGGTTTTTGCTTTTATTCACTTACCTTTTGCCAGTTTGCAGAATATCGTGCTATCCGCTTGTGTGAGCAAACGGCATTTTTCAGCAAAATATTCTGCTTATCTGTCGATCCCCCAGCACACCAGCGCACTCTCCTGGTCACGACGAATAACCTGACCGTAACAGTTATTTGAACGAATGCGGCAATCACGGCCACCGTCCTTAATCCACCAGCGAATCGCCTCGCATGCGCCTTTGCGATCACCGGCATTCAGCCGCTTATAAAACGTCGACGGGAAACACTTACCGGGGCCAATGTTATAGGGACAAAATGACGCAATACCTGCTTTTTGTGGTTCGGTCAGTGGTACTTTTATATTGCGATCCACCCATGCCAGCGCCTTATCACGTTCAATAGCGTTAACCTGGTCGCATTTTTCCTTCGACAGCTTCATTCCCGGTATGACGGGCTTACCATCCACCATTGTGGCACCACGACAGATGGTCCATATGCCAGAACCATCACGGTATGCCGTTGTGTGGTTACCTTCTTTTTCATCCAGAAACTGGTCAAGTATTTGAGGAGCAGACGCGCCTGCAGCAATCAGCGCCAGAACGGCAGCTGACAGGCCGTATTTGATTTTTGCGTTCATGGATATTTATCAGAATTTACCGGTTTCTGCCCATGGACAGGTTTATCTGTTCCGGTCAGTGGCTTAAGGTTGCGATTCCGGAGGAGTCTTCAGAGAACAAGTAATTCTTCCCGGTAGCTTTCCTTTGTAGGTTACCCACACATTCTGCGCCTCAAAAATTATGGGGCGTTTTTCTGGCGACGGCTCATCCCATTCACATAACCTGGCAGCAACATCCAGAAATACCTGTCTGATTCTCCTTCTGGCTGCTGCCTCATAAAACTCCAGCGCAGCACCTTCAACACGGTCCATGGTGATGTCCAGGTCAAAAATTTCACCGTCAAAGCGTTCTTTGTTCCGTAAGGCTAAAGTTACCGCAACTTTATTCTCAAAATTGCGGACTCCCTTAACAACCAGTTCATAGTTTTGAGTCATTAAATTACTCTCCCCGCGCAGCCTTACGCTTGTCTTCTCTGATTTTGAAGTACAGATTTGTCAGATAAGTCAGGAAGCCCAGAACCAGACTCCCCAGCACACCAATCGCAGCCCACTGTGACGGACTGACCTGATCAAGCCACTGTAAAAACCAGTAGCCAGCACTGCCTGCGGAGGTGCCGTAGGCAATGCCAGTTGAAATTTTGTCCATGGATTTCATAGCCTCACCTCCGCAAATAACGGATGGCGTAGTTTTACACTGAGAGATGAAAGGGATTTGAAAAGAAAAGCCCGCAAAAGCGGGCGAAATTGGATCTACAGTCAGGAAAGCACTCTATCCAACAAACCAC